GAGATCGTGGTCGTGGATGATTGCTCTGATGATTACGAATACACAAAATTACTCATGACTGATATCGAACACGGGACATTAAGATTGTTCCGCAATGAATTAAATCTAGGCATGACCAAAAATTTCAATCGCTGTATGCAACTGGCAATAGGTGACTGGTTTGGGCTTATCGGCTCTGACGATTACTACAAACCAGGCGCGATTGACCGGGCAGTTGCTGTGTTGAAAAAACTCCAACCGTCATTAGTTGTATACTCACGCGATAGCAAGGGTTGGCGCAAAGAACCGGGGGTTGATACTGTGCGGACTTTGCAGTTACCGTCTGGCTCTGGAAATTTCTGGCATCGGTCAATCTATGATGACTTGGGCGGGTTTGACGAACGCCTGACATTTTCTCCAGATGGAGAATACTGGTACAGAATTGCCACGAAATATCCGGTGATTGGAGTCCCCGAGAAATTCAGCATCTATCGTGAACACGGTAATAACCTAATGTATGATACATGGCGGCAGAAGGGCGAGTTTCTGAAACAGATTAAGCTAATCGCCCGCATAAATATGGTGCACCGTGGCGAAGATTTAACCGATCTTGACCTTGTTGTGGCCAGTGAAGGCAAGGCGGTTTGGGACACGGTACTTTATATTTTGCGAGTGACCGCTGGAAAGCCAAAGAAGCATGATATATTCGATATATATCTTGGGACTGCCTTGGGCATGGCATACAATATAGAGCGATGCAAAACTATTGAAAAGTTGATGGAAAAAAGGCTTGGTGAAAAATGGGTTTACACATAACAAGGAATAAGAAATGAGAAAAGGATCAAAGAAGCCACTTGCTTTATCGCTTGATGAATTGAAGGGACAGAACATTGTTTCGCCCGAACAATTAACAGAATCGCAGATGGGCAAGATAGTAAATTTACAGCCTGCCACACCCAGCACAATAAATTTGCATGAAAGTCCAGTACTTGTATTTAAAGACTCTGTACGCGACATTCTCATGCGTCTCTGTGATGCCTGTCACGAGATGGATAACCGGGTCGAGCCGTGGGCAAGTATCAGGAAAGAGATTGAGGCGTTGAGATGAATGACAATAGAACCGGAAAACAAATAAGTGATTTCGATCAGTTGATGGCTGGTATAGATGATTTGGCTAAAACAGTATCAGAGTACCGGAATAGTTTAATCAAAAATGGCGTTCCAGAAAATATTGCTGACGAAATGGCTAAAGAAGCCAGTCACTTATTCTGGTTGAAAACAGTAGGCGCAATGTAATGACTAAGATCACCTTCATGTGCAACATCCACAATGAAGAGCCGCGCATTGACTATATCCTGCAACCGGCTATCAAGTGGGCGGATGAAGTCATTGTCATTGACAAGGGCTCGACAGACCGCACGGTGGAGATCGCCAATCACTACGGTGTCAAGGTCGTACAGGTAGGGCAGTCCCTTGAAGGTGATGACAACCGCGCCGAATGGGTAAACTATGCGGAGAACGATTGGATTTATTGGGGCACGCCATCAGAGATACCCACTCCAAAGTTGATTGCCAAAGTAAAGGAGATGATCGATGGAGACTACGACCTGCTTACTGTCCCCCGTAAAATGTACATGCTCGGTGTCCACTCTGAATTTTCACCGTGGAAGATTGCAAATTTCAAATTCTGCTTTAACCGTAAGCGCACAAATGTGTCTAACCGAATCCATCACAATTTCTCCGCGAAGAATGGCAAGGAAGGTCATATCCCATATTCAGAAGATTGTTGTGTCTATCACCTGACCTATACATCGGCTAAATACTGGCTGGAAACGAATATCCAGTATTGGCAAACTGAGGCTTTAGGCTCGACAAACCCCGAGGCGGACATTCAACGGGCACAAGCCGCTATCAAGGCACATGAGGCGCGGTTACTACAAGGCGGAGAGGAAACGCGATTACTTTACTACGCTTGGTTACTGTACCAATTAGGGACGGCATTCTGTCTGGAAGAGAAACGGCGCGGAATGGATATTGGCTCTGAATACAAGAAAATATACGACAGAATATTGGAGGAGTGGGAATGAATGAGAATAATAATGATATAGATAATCTTGGTTGTTCTATTTCTATGTTTATTGTACTTATATGGGCACTATTCGTGTTGTATCCATCGTTGTCTGGAGTCTGTAAATGAATATTCAAGTTACAACACTTCCCGGCGTTTATTATGGTTCACTAGATATCCATTCTGACAGCCGCGGATTCTTTGCAGAGATAAACCGCAATTCGTGTTATATCCAACAAAACATTTTCTCATCAAAGCAACGGGTACAACGTGGCTTGCATTATCAACCCATTCACCCACAGGGCAAGTTTATGATGCCTATAATCGGCTCTGTTTTTCATGCTGTTGTTGACTTGCGCAAAGAATTACCAACTTTCGGGAAATGGTTCGGCTTGCAATTGACGCCATACGAATTCATTATTTCCCCGCCTACCTGCATGACTGGCACGCTGGCAATGTGGGAAGATAACCTGACTTATGAAATGGTGACAGAATATTACTATCCCGGCGAAAGCGTATCGGTCGCATGGAATGACCCGGACTTAGCTATTCAGTGGCCAATGGAGTATCCCATTCTGAAAGAAGAGGATGCTAACGGGAAATCATTCAAGGAGGTATTTGGTGATTGACATCGTACCTGGTTTTGAGGACATGGTTATCTATGAGGATGCGAAATGCGCATTCAAGGGTGATACTTTATTGGAACTGGCAAAGAAATATGACCTGCATATATTTATCGAGACGGGCACATACGCTGGCGAGATGATAAAGTACGTCAACGCCCATCACAACTGGTACAGAATTTATTCCATTGAACTGAGCGAGCGACTGGCAAAACGGGCAACGAAGCTATTCGATGCCGTCGAGAATGTTTCTATCTGGCAAGGTTCAAGCGATGAGTTGTTGAAAAAACTTAATCCAAGACGACCCGCATTATTCTGGCTGGATGCCCATGCCTGCGGTGGAGTTACCGCTCGTGGCAAGAAGATCACGCCCATTCTTGAAGAACTTGAAACGGTCGTGAATGACGTTGACCATGTTATTGTGATCGATGACCTTGACAACCTGCCAAAGTGGGGCGTGACATTACAGGCATTACAAGAATTCATCAAGGCACGAAAGCCGTCAATGAATTTTGAGATCATTAACACAATGTTGATTTGTACTCCAACAAAAACGGGAATACTGTTCCTTGATTTAATGGTGAAATATGGGATATTAAAGGATTCGGTATGAACGTATCTGCTATTGTCTCTGCCTATTATGCTAAAGACTTTATCCGCGCGCGTTTGGATAATCTTATGTACCAAGTCCCGCGCCCGGAGATTATTGTCGTGGCACAACTTGGCAGCACAGAGGCAGTGATAGCAAAGACCTATGATGTTATGTGGATATTGACGCCAGACATTCCTACCATTTATGCCGCATGGAATATGGCTATTAAGGCATCCAATTGTGATTACATAACGAATGCGAATTGCGACGATCATATCTACTCAGGTTCATACGCAGAAATGGCAAAAGTATTAAATGACGATCCTACAATTGGATTAGTTTATGGTAATGAAAATCAGACAGACGGTGTAAGAAATATTCTTAAACAGAGGCCGCGGGGTGACTTTGGATTGTTGACAAAGATGTGCTTCGTCGGCCCGATGCCAATGTGGAGAAAGTCTTTACATGATAAGTTTGGTTACTTCAACGACAGATTCAAGGTATGCGGTGATTATGAGTTCTGGCTGCGCATTGCGGCGAACGGCGTGAAGTTTCATCACATCCCGAGAGCATTGGGTTTATATTTGAACCGTCCTAATTCTGCCGAACACCGGCAGAGGACAGTGGCAACTGCCGAAAAGGAATTCCTACAGAGGACTTATTCAGGGATAAAAGTAATATCGAATAAGTGACATTTGTAACTTGATAATCAGCCAGTTTGGTTTATCGTTATAAATAGAGGCTGATCATGAAAAGCACAAAATTACTTTATCTCATTGTTTTGATAATTGGGCTACTTTCCAGTTGTGGATTTACCGCATCTAACATGACGCGCGGTGGGTTTTATATCGCCGGACTTGATTATCTTTACTGCACATCCGAGTTGACCTGTATACATGAGCATGCACACCGGATGGACGCACAACGCGGGTTTATCAGTTCAACCCCTGAGTATCAATTGGCAATACAGAGCTACGCCATGAATAATCCTGGTAAACTCTGGAGTTCACAGATATTGAATTACCGTGGATCAATGAGCGAGATGTATGCTCAAATGTACGAAAGTGTCTCGGGCAAGATTGATTTACTACCAATTGAATTACGGCGGTTTTACTATTGACATTTGCCGTTAATGTGTAATAATAGAAATAACAATTGAATAAAGGTTCTAGCCGGTTGGTGGATACCATAGACTAAAACCCGCGCTTGTCAAAGGATTTTGAGAGCCGAAGTGTAACTCGTTGTATGAGTTCATTTTGGCTCTTTTGCATTAAGGAGGTTTTATGGGAGATGGAATAAACAACGCACTCAAGGCGATTTCTTCAACTCCAGAAGAGTTGCGAGTTGGAAATTATATTGTCTTATTCGGTGGACGTGATGCTACAGGCGTTATGTATAAAAATGCCGACGGATCGACGGGCGAATTTTTCACCAAAGATACCGAACTCGAATCCAATTATACAAAAACCGGATTTTTGCATGTTGATTTCGAACATGGTCAAGACCCTGATAAATTGAATATTGACTCTGATGATGTTCTTGGTTTTGTGGATTGGAAAACCGCCAGAAAAGACGATATGGGTGTTTTTGTCGAACGCGTGCTTAATCGGCGACAGCGTTATGTTGAATGGCTTGAGCCACTCATTCAAGATGGGTTGCTTGGAAATTCAACAGAGGCAATACCTGGAGAAATTGAACGCGGTGACAACGGAGAAATAAAACGCTGGCCACTAAAGCGCGACACATTAACGGTAAACCCAATGGAACCGCGCATGTTATCTCAAAACGCCGTTACCGCAATCAAAGCTCTGGCAAAAGAAGAAATACCATGTTTCAAGTCTTTAATTACTACATTGCCGGTGGATACCGGAGTGGAGGAAAAAGAACAACCTATTGTTAACGAAAGTGAGGTCAAAATGACCGACGAAGAATTGAAGGCGATGCAAGAAAGCATCGCTAACGCTGCTGCTGAAGCCGCTGTAAAGGCTTATGTCGCAGCCAATGAACCGGAAGTAAAAGCCGGATACCAGGTGGACGTGATTGAGGATGAAGTCGATAAGGTCGCGAAACTCAATCCATTCAAGACTGCCGGTGAATTTTTCTCCGCCGTCAAACGCGCTGGAACTGGCGGGGAAACCGACAAGCGGTTACTTGCCATGAAAGCCGCGGCAGGCGCGAATGAAAGCACGCCGTCAGAAGGCGGATTCCTTGTTCAACAGGATATCGCTTCAACTATCCTTGAAAAAACATGGTCAACTGGCTCGGTGCTTGCCCGCTTCAATGCTATGCCAGTTCAAGGCAATGGCATGAAGATTAATGTGATCGATGAAACAAGCCGTGCCGACGGGTATCGTGGTGGTGGAATTCTTGGTTACTGGTTGGCTGAAGCTGGAGAAAAGACTGCCACCAAAACGAAATTGCGCCAGATTTCTCTTGATCTGAAAAAGGTTGCCGCGCTATGCTATGCGACCGATGAACTCTTGGAAGATGCGTCTGCTCTGGAATCGTGGATTACAACCAACGTGCCGAACGAGTTACGCTTCCAGGTAGAAGCCGCGATTATGAATGGCAATGGTGTAGGAAAACCATTGGGCATTATTGCCAGTCCTGCGTTCTATGCCATTGAACGTCAGACCGCCGGTGCATTCATTGACGCTACCGATCTTGGGAATATGTGGGCACATCGTTATACGGGCGCGAATGATTATGTCTGGTTTGTATCAACCACTATCTTCCCACAGTTGATGAACTTGACAGTCGGTACTACACCTGCCTATATGCCTCCTGGTGGATTGTCTGGTTCTCCATACGGTACGATCTTTGGACGTCCTGTTATTGAGACTGAATATAATCCATCTCTCGGGACAGCCGGAGACATTGTTCTTGCCGCGCCTTCACAATATGCCCTCATCACTAAGGGCGGGATCAAGAGCGCCAGTTCCATCCATGTGAAGTTCACAACCGATGAAACCGCTTTCCGCTTTGTCTATCGTGTAGACGGCGAACCAACCTGGAACGCAAAAGTTTCAAGCTACTACGCTTCCAGTGACTATGTTTCTCCATTCGTTGGCCTGTTGGCTACCTCATAAGAAAGGAGGATAAAATGGGTGATTTACGTTTTTCCGAAGGCTTGAAGGTTATCCCTATCCTCTCCCCTGTGGCTCTTGGGGCAACAGCTCTGGATACTGAATACGTTGACATGAAGTTGAATCATTGGGCGTCGTTCCTTGTGCATTTCGGGGCGACAACCAGTGATACTTCTGACACTGTTACTGTGACGGTTTTGTGCAGTTCGGTATCTACTTCTGCGACCGGCGATGGAATCCCATTCAGCTATCGGCTCTCAAGTTACTTTGAGAATGATGATATGGGCGCGATCACAGCGGCAACCTCTGACGGCGTGACATTGACCAGCTCGACCGACCCGAGTGTTTCTCTTGCGGATCGGCTCTTGCAGATCGAAGTCAACGCTGATGAGTTACCGGCAAAGAAATCAGACGGCCGCTATCTGACCGTTGTTATCACGCCTACTGCTGACGTGGTAGGAGTGGTCAGCGCGATTGCGGTTCTTGAACCGCGCTATCCAGGGAACGATATTCCAAGTTCCACTTAACGGTAATTAGTCTAAGGGGGTAGGGAAACCTCCCCCCTTGAAAGAATAGAATATGGCAGATTATTGCTCAACAAGCGATATCAAAGCGGATATGCCCGATAGTGGACTCGCGTCATCTACTGATACCACTTACGATACAGCCATTGGAAACATGATAACCGCCGCATCGCGCCTGATTGATAAAGAGGTTGGCCGTGAGGCGAATTGGTTTTCATCCACAGACGAACAGACCAGATATTTTGACGGATCGGGCGAGGTTACACAGGAGATCGACGAATGCCACACATTGACCAGTGTATCCGTTTCGGAATCCGGTTCAATTGTTGTGAGTGAATATACCGCGTGGACATTGGATACTGATTACTATGTTTCACCTTACAACTATTCAGACTTGGGAGTACCGATAAACCGATTAATAGCCGACTGGAACGGGACCAAATATAAGTTCCCAAGATATAGAAAGTGTGTACAGGTTGTCGGTCAGTTCGGTTTTTCCACTACCCCGCCAGAGGATATAAAACTTGCCTGCAAAATTCAGACAATGCGCTGGTTTGGTCGCGCTAAACAAATGTATCAAGACGCATCGGCCAGCCAGGTTACAGGTCAGATGGTCTACGTCAAAGAACTTGACGCAGATGTAAAAGCAATCCTTGCCAGTTACAAGTTAGGAAATATGGTATGAGCATAGTTGATACCGCTATCCAGAGAATACAGACCATAGCGAAAGCTACGGTTTTCGAGGGCACGAAAACATTTCAGAACGCGCCCGATTATCCAACTGACGATGCCAGCATTTTGCCATTGGTCATTACTCATATTGCTGGCGGTAGCGTTACTCAGGTGAATGCTACGGATACAAAATTCATGTTGAATATCTCAACAGAGTTTCACTTTGATAGGGGTATTTTACGGCTAACATATCAGAAGATTGATACCTTTATTCCTGATTTCATTCAAAGATTAGGAGGTGATCCTACTCTGAGTAGTGCGGTGAGTACGATTGTTTATCCCGTTATCCTCATCGTACAACCCGCCGAATGGGATTCAATTGTTACCCAAATGGTGCAATTTACCATTCCAGTAAAATTTAACCTTCTTGCCCCAACGGTGACAGCATGAAAGATATATTAATCGTCATGGGTTCACATCCTGCCACAAGGAACGAGTTTGATTGGACGCGGGAAGATTGCGACATTGTGGTATTCAATGAAGCCTGCAAGATGGACTGGGTGAAACGCGCCGATTATGTGATGCAAATGCACCTACCCGTTATCTGGCGCAATCCCGGCAACAGAAATGATCCAAAACATTACGATTGGTTGAAATCCGGGAATACACCAGTTATATTGATGCAAGAGCAATATGAGGATGTGCCACGGGCACAGAGATACCCCATTGAGGAAGTTCTAAAGCTCGGGCAAAAGTACCTGACTTCATCAGCCGCCTATGCAATCGCCTTTGGGATCGTTGAGGGTTATCAGCGTATTGAAATCTATGGTGTGGCAATGGACACCAACACAGAATACGCCCATCAAAGACCGGGTGTGGCTTATTGGGTTGGGATGGCTGAAGGTCATGGGGTTGACGTCGATTTTCACGGGAATTTATTTGACTGCCCCCTATATGGTTACGAGGGAAATATCAAATTCCCTTATTCGTTCTTTGACCAACGGCTGAAAGAGATAGCCGGGCCGCTGAAAACAGCTTTTGATGCCTATAACGATGCCTGCGAGAAATCGAATGCTCTTGTAGTAGTTTATTTGAACAATGGCCAGAACGATAAGGAGTTGATAACCCTATTGCAGAAGCAATCAGAACTTGGCGCTAATTATGGGCTACAGCGCGGGGCAGAGCAGGAGATCAAGCGGTACAAAGGCAAGGCTGATGTACAGATCAATGCTACTGGAGATCATCTTTTTAGCCGGCAGGAATTCGAGTTTTCAGCAGCTACATTCATCAAAGACCGCGATGTCGCAATTATCAACGCGACTGAACTTGGAAAGAAATGTCAGCAGCAATTTGATCTTGTACGTTCCACCGGAAACAGAGCCAAGCGCAAAAACCGTATGGAGCAATTTACCGCTATTGTGGCGAAATATATTCAGGAATCGATCAAGGTTGGCATGTTTGACGGAGCGGCCAAAGAGAATAGACACCTCATGTCTAAATTAGACGAATTAATTCTCATGGCTGGCGGATCAAAGAGCGAAGAAATCTTGAAGGAGGCATTAGTTGAGAATCGGGCATAACCCATTACGTGCTTCAACTGTTGATGAACTGCCAACACGGATAATGTCGGTGATTACCCATCTGCCTAATAGACAGGGCTATCATCAATATAGGCTTGACGTTATAAAGGCTTGCCTTGAAAGTATGCGGTTTGGTGCGCCAGGCATTCCCGTCATGGTATGGGATAACGGCTCATGTGCTGAATTAACAGATTGGTTACGGGAAGAATACAGACCAGAGACACATATCCTGTCCCCAAACATCGGCAAGTCAAATGCCAGAGCCGCGTTATTCAGAATGGTCAGAACAGATGCAATTATGGCTTTGTGTGATGACGATATGCTATTTTATCCCGGCTGGTTTGATGCCTGCGAACACCTATTAAAGACTTTTCCTGATGTTGGTAAGGCATCCTGCTATCCCGTTAGAACACAGGGTCGCTGGGGATGTTCTGCGACTAAAGAATGGGCGGCCAACAATGGCAAACTGGAATCGGGTATCTTTGTGACAGAGGAAGAAGAACGCGATTTCTGCGCGTCCGTTGAACGTGACTATCAATGGCATCTTGACTTTGCGAAAGATGACAGGGACTTCCGGGTAACCTATAAGAATACTCAGGCTTATTGCTACGCCCACCATTGTCAATTTGTGGCCTATGTTGGACGGATAATCCCATTCCTTGAACGTAACAATGATGCCATGGCGAATGAAAAACCGTTCGATAACGCCGTGAATAATGCCGGGTTGTTGCAGTTGACCACGGCAAGGCGATACGCACGGCATATTGGGAATGTTGTAGACCATAAAGTTATTTCAGACCTTATCGGTATGGGCTTAGTAAAGGCATCGGAGGTTGTATGAAAGAAACTGGATTGATATATATTGCGGATAGATTGAGTTGGATTCCTGAAATTCCCGCACGTGATTTAACGCCTAAAGAAGTAAAGCGGTTCGGGAAAGAGTACCTACTTTCAACAGGATTGTATGTTGAAAAGTTGTCGGTAAAAGAAAAAGTTAAGGAGGCAATAAATGGCGAACGGAATTAAAGCATTACGCCAGATACAAATGAGCCGGGAGACCACTCAGGGCACGGCCACAACGGATTTCTCGCCG